TTTGCATTCTCTCGGATTTGTTTTTTAGTTGTTTTTAGTTTCATTTTATTTATCCTTTGTTTGTTATTTTTACCCTCGTGGGCGAAAAGATATTACATACTATTACTTAATAAAGCAAGCGAATAAGTAATAATAAGTAATAATATCACAAAGAATAATGGATGCCTCTCTCCATGTCTTATATAAATGAGGGTATAGATTGGATCATATTTATATTAATAAGAATATACTATAAAGAATAACAGAAGGGCAGCGCTGGAAAGATCCGGAAGCCCCCCCCTTGGGTGCGCTCGGGCGAGAGGAGGGGGAGTGTATTATGTAACCCAGATATATTATCGAACAAATAAAGTTTTTTCCCCTATAGTGTTTCCGAATTAATAGTAAGGAACTCTAAGTTCTTGATATCGTTAAGGTTATATGACCAAAAAGACAGACAAAAAGGTAGATAAGATAGTGGCTAAGGTCACAAAGGATATACAAGATAACTTGTATATGAAAGATTTCCTTACTCAGCATGAGAAGGAGACGGGTTTAAAGACCACACGTTTTACGCATAAGAAGAAACAATTTTTACATCAGTTAGTGGCGTGTAACGGTTTTATTACTACTGCTGCTCAAGAGATGGGCTATTTTCACGGTTCGGTAAGATTCGCAATGCAGTCAGACCCCGCATTTAGTCAGGCGGTCAAGGCAATACAAAATGGATTCTTGACTGAACGATTAGACGCTCTTGAGAAGCTAAGTTACACGCAAGCATTAAAGGCTGGGAATATTACGGAGCGTATTTTCCAGTTAAAGGCTCATGCTCCTGAGAAGTATAGGGAGAGGCAGAGGCAACAGAACACACAGGTCAATGTAATGATAAGTGGGACATCACCAAAGGACAGGGCAGACGCATTAAAGAATCTAAAGATAAGGCGATAAAGTCTGATAATGACTTGAGGCGGAGTATTTTTATGACTCCGAGGGATATATTCACAATGTTTCTTAGAACATCGTATGGATTAAGTCCAGGCATGGCAGATGAAGCCACTCATTTTGCTATAGATTTGTTTGAGTTAGATTCAAATGGAAAGTTGCCGATTGAGTGGGAGATGTGGTATAAGCACCAAGTATAGTGGACGTTAATATATCATATAGGGATGGTGAGGGCAATGCTACTTCTCCATTACCACATCAGGAGGAGTATCATCTTTATACAGGATTTTGCAAGCATCATTTGTTAGCGGGTTCTTTGGGAACGGGTAAGACTGAGGCTATGTGTATGGAGGCTATCCATCAGTCTGCTGCTTATCAGAACAATTTAGGCTTGATGGGCAGGAAGGTATTAGATTCATTTAAAAAGTCCACTTTGATACAATTATTAGACTTAGGTGAGGGTTTTATACAGAAGCATAGGGCGCAGGAAAAGGAGATAATATTTAAGAATCGGTCAAAAATTGTATATATGGCTTTGGATGATTCGAGGGATTCTATTCAGCGTATTAAGTCGATGAATTTAGGTTGGTTTGCTTTTGATCAGTTAGAAGAGATGAGTGAGCAGACATTCATAGCAGCTGCAGGACAGATGCGTCGTAAGCATGCTATGCGTGTTAGTTTTCATACTTGTAATCCAGCGGGTCATGATTGGGTTTGGCACAGATTTAAGAAGAATAAGAAGAAGCAGAATGATAAGAAGGATGGTTATCGTTTAATAGAGACAATGACATGGCAACCAGGAATCCCCCCACCTGAGACAGATGCAGAGGTAGGATATTATTCAGATAATCCACATTTACCTTCTGATTATATAAAGCATTTATTAGAAATGCCATCTCAGTGGGTTAATCGGTATGTATATTGTAGTTGGGATGATTTTGCTGGTGCAGTTTATCCTGAATTTGATGAAGAGAAGCATTTAGTAAAGCCTTTTCAGATCCCTGATTGGTGGAATCATTATGTAGTATATGATTATGGGTATAGAAATCCTACTGCGATTTTATTTGCTGCTGTTGATGAAGAGGGGAATGTATATGTGTATGATTTAATATATAAGTCGGAGCATACGATTGATTTATTAGTGCCAAAGGTAGAAAGAAGATTGAAATCTGGTATTAATTATACATTTTTGGCAGATCCAAGTATTGTAAGGACAGAGAGAGATGGCAATAGTGTAGCGGATGAATGGTATGAATATGGGATTGAGTGGGAAAAAGCAAAGAATGATAAAAGGGCAGGGTTTGAAAGGGTGTCTACATATTTAAAACCAGACATTAATGGTAAGTGTAAGTTATTGTTTTTTAATACTTTAAATATGAAACCTTTGGTAGATGAAATCGTAGAGTATAGGTGGAAAGAGTTAAAACATGGCTTTGAAACTCGATCTCTACCAGAAGAACCTATTAAGAAAAATGACCACGCAATGGACACTTTGCGGTATTTAGTTCATTATATAGAGGATAGCGATAAGCCTTCTAATAATCTTAAATCGGATGGTTGGTTGAGTCTTTTTAATAAACCTAAGAAAAATAGCTGGATGAGTGCATGATATTACAGGAATTGCATGAAATATTTGATGCAATGATGCAGAATGACCGTGATTGGTTTAAGTCTGCTAAGGAGTCTGTTCGTTTTTATACGGGTGGCTTTGGAACTGGTCAGTGGGAACAGGAAGATTTAAATAAGTTAAAGGCAGAGGGAAGACCTCCTTTGCAGTTAAATATAATTTTACCAAAGGTAAACTTGGTTACGGGTGTTGAAAGACAGGGGCGAACTTCCTGGAAAGCTAAGCCTGTTGATAGTGATGATTATAATGAAGCGCAGATTACTACATCATTGTTATTTCACTTAGATAGAAATAGGCAGTTACAGAGCTTATTCTCAAGAGTTTTTAAGGATGGAGTAATCACAGGGAGAGGTTGGGTAGATGTCTCAGTTGAACCAGGCGAGTTTTATGATGGTGAAATGAACATCAAAAGGGAATCATGGGCGAATGTTCATATTGACCCTGAAGCAAGAACACCAGACACAAAAGATTGGAATTGGTTAGCCAGAAGCAAATATCTCACATTAGGTCAGTTAAAGCGAATGTTCCCCGATTCTGCTGGCGAAATCAAAAACATAGATGAGTTGATGACGATTCCTACGTCAGTGGATACAGAGCAAGGTTCTTTATATGGTTCTGGAGATGAAATTAGTGGAGCTAATCATTTAGATCCTGCCCATAAGAAGATTCGTGTTATTGAGATGTGGAATAGAGATTATGTTAGAGAGCATTATATTATTAACAAAGAGACAGGGCGTATTTCACCGACTGGTTATAAGCAAAAGAAGATTGCAGAGCAACATATACGAGAATTAAAGCAGTTTGAGGAACAGTCTATGCAGGGTAATACTAATTTGGGTGTTATCTCAAGGGTAGTGCCTAAGACATTTTTAACCATTACATCTGGAGCAAGGGTATTGCAAGAGACTCAGGCTAATCCTTATAATCATAATAATTTCCCATTAGTCCCTTATTTCTATCATTTCGAGGATATGGGTGAAAAGGTTGAGACTTTTGGATTAGTTGAGAATATGAAAGACCCACAAAGAGAGAAGGATAAAAGGCGTTCACAGATGCTGGATATTATAAATCGTTCTCCTCGTGGTGGTGGAATCTTTAGTGGAAATAAGGTTTCAGCTGAGCAGATGAATGAAGCATCACAATCAGGTAAATGGATTGGTATACCTGGATTCAAGGGTAGAGTGACTGATTTTATGCAACAGTGGAGTAACTCTCACTTATCATTAGTGAGTAGTATTTCTGCAATGGAAACTAAGGCAGAGATGGATGCTAAAGAAATCTCTGGTGCAACTGATCCTATGATGGGAGTTGCTACATCCACAAAAGAAAGTGGTATTGCAGCTCAGACAAGAATCCGTCAGGGCATGATGACCTTACAGGAGCAATTAGAAAACTTAGATACTACAAAAATGCAGGTATTGAAGTTGGCTATTCAGAATATGCAACAGTATTATACTAAGGATAAGATTGGACGTATTATTGGTGCAGAGATGGGGTCTTTAGAGTCTCCAGAAGAAATGATGCAAGCCAATCAGGTCATAGATAAGTTCCTAAATAATTTTGAAAAATTTGAATTTGATATTGTGTTAGATAAAGGTGAAAACTCAGCAACGATGAGAGCCTTAAAAGCACAACAGGTAGGTGAGTTAATCCGTAATGGATTTACAAGCCTATTCCCGCTCTATGTAGAACTCTCAGACATGGATGCAGGAAAAGAATTGCTTGAAAAGTTTGAGGAAGAACGATCCGCAGGTGTGCAAGCGCAGCAAGTATCCGCTATGAATGGCGGTCAACCTATGGGTAAATCGTAACCTTCGTAAACGAAAAAGAGACCCCCGAAAGGGACAAGT